CTTCGTCTGTCTAGAAAATTGTCATCCCAATCATCAGCATAATTAATAGAATTCAAAATAATAGCAACATCTTTCTTCTCATTCATATCAGGAATCATATTCAACGTTACGTTGAAATTGGGTTGGAAATATGGCAAAATCTGTTCCAGTATTTGCAGTCCTGTATCTTGAGACTTTGCTATAATACCCAATTCAAATTCCATGTTATATGGAACAGGAACATATTGTATCCTTATCTCATCTGATCCCTGAACAATAGTTTTATATTTTTGTGTTGGTGCTATCTTCCTAGAAGAATCATAGGTGATACCAGACATTTCAAAATATAGTCTAGGTAATGTAATAGCAACCTTCTTATCAACAGTTGGGTTTTGTTCCAAACGTGTTAAGAATTTATTCTGTGGTCCATATGCAAGAGGTACTTTCTCTGCTTCTATAACAGTACCTGCTGCATCTGTTTTTCTAATTTCAATATTATTGAATAGTGTACCGAAAGCAACAACGGTTTTACGTATTGCTTCGTTATAAAAATGTGGTCCTAACATTACCAGTCACCAGATATATTTCCTGCTTCACCAAATGGATTAACCTCACCCCAATCAATAAGACTGTCACCTTCGGTCTCTATGTATTTATTATCGCTAAACGTACTTGTTTCCATTGTTAAGTTATCTATAGAAGTAATCTCTCTAACTGTACCAGATTCAGAACCAGTTAATGTTTCGCCAGAATTAAAGTTGCCAGTTCTATTAATGAGAGTAAGTATATCCAAATTCCTATCCCAATAAGATACTTCAGCAGTAACTCCAGTAACAGATCCAGTGACAGTCTCACTTAATAAGTAATCACCTGTACCTGTTGTATCCATCTGAATAGAAGTAGATGGACTGAATATTTCTTCAATCACATCAATTCCAGGAACACCAGTTTCAAACTTATCATCACCGATTTCATAGATCTCGGCAGTCATCTGATAGATATATGTCTTACCTAATTGATAGAAAGGTGCTTCTCTTTCTACAAACTTAATCTCATATAAATCTTCTGTTAAAGGATAATAGATCAAATCTCCTTCATTAGGTCTACCATCAACTTCTGTTATGTCAGCAAAGTTAGAAAATATTTGACTCCATCTATTCTTTGATACAACAAACTGTATCTCATCAGTTATTCTTAAACCAAACTTACTAATAAATTCAGAAGGTGATCCAAATCCCTCTACGTTGACAAGGAACATTTCAATCATCCACTGGGTTTTAAATTCGGAATACTTTATATCATCCAGGGTCATATCTTTTACAGTTGACCTAGGTAGATAATAAACATCTGCACCGAAAAGTTTAATCTGCTCATCTATTAAACTTTGTATTAAATTCTGTTCGGTAGATACACCACCGTGTTGTGGAAAATATATACTCTTCATCCGATCTGACCAATAGCAGGAAGTTCAAATTGATCCTGACCTTCTGCTAAAATCATAGAGATTTCTTTTTGTGCATCAGAATAAAGTTTCTCTCCATTAAGAGCAACACCACCAGGCAGTTGAACATTCTGAAATTTAATTAAATTCTGACCCCATTGTCTTTTGATTAAAGCAGGAACATATTTCTTAAGCCATCTATCATTATAGACTTGTGTGAAGTCTTCTGGATTAAGCATACGATAGCAATCAATAAGAACATAATTACCTTTCACTATCTTTGCTGGATCTAGATCAAGAAACAATCTATCTTGTCTTTGATTCCATCTATACTCAACTAACTGTCCAGTATTAACAATTCTATCAAGAGTCTCGAAGTACTGACGAATCATATAATAGTTGGTCATATCGAAATTACCAAAAGCAAATCCAGATGAGAATGAGAATACATCCATCAAGAAATATTGGTTACTCAATCCAAAGAGATCATTACGAACCCAATTAGATGACACACCAAATACTTTTGATATTCCTAATACATGATCAGGAACCTTTAAATAATTATTCCTATTCTCCCAGATACTATCACTATCAACAGATCTAACTGTTATAGTTGCATCAGTGTTGCCACCAGAAACGGTAATAGTATCACCAACAACGTAACCAGCACCATCTCCATTGATCAATATCTTCGTTATTACACCACTATTTGTAACAATATTGAGTGTTAAATCTGTACCGCTACCACCAGTTGTGGCCACTGATGTACCATCACTATAACCAGTTCCTCCTGAAGTAAGAGTAAATGTTACAGTACCATCATCACCAGATAATTTGGTTATTTGATCAGAACCTTTAAACCTTTCTACATCATCTTGTGTAATTAAATGCTTAAGAAACATTCTTTCAATTCCGTCGAAATGACGTTCATGAAAGTGTTGGATAGCATCATCAATCAAATCCTCAACTTGATCGTCATCTACATTGACTTCAAGAATAGGATGACCTAATTTCCTCAATGCATAGTCTTTTAACTCTGCTCTGGTGGAGGGTTGTGCCATTAATTATCTCTCCTTATGCTTGTGCTTCTGCCCAACGTAAGTTAATCGTTGCGTTAACAGATGAACCAGACGTTAGATAAGCGTTGATCGCTAGAACATCAGGACCATTCGGGAAAGTACCACGTCCACCAATTGGTGTATTGGTAAGTTCTTTCAGTTCTGATAGGTCTAGGTTGTCCCTTTCACCACCACCAGAGGCAGTGAATGAGAATACCTGTTCTCCAGGAATTGCTGCATCCAAGATAGGAGCAAATGTATATGTTGTAGCATTTGCTGAACCTGGTCGTGTTCGGTCAGAGAAGATGAGATATACATGTGAACTACCAGAATCCCAAATGTTAGCAACAGTAGTTCCTCCTTTCAAGTCACCACCTGTTACTCCCCAACCAATCTGTACACCTGCAACATCAACCCTTAAGAATCTAACCCAAGTAGTATAATAAGTTTGACTTTGAGCGTTGCTAGCACTGACTGCTGAAGCAGCACCCTCCCAAGTAATGTCACCACCAGAGGCAACCTGTGCGAATGAAGGTTGTCCACCAGCACCACCTGTATTCAATCCAACCCAGTTGATATTTGCTGGATCGATAGGATAGTTTCTAGGATTTAGAACACCCTCAATAATAACACCCTGTGAACTTGATCCACCCTGTGTAGTGATCTCAATGTTCTTGAGTAGTAATTGTGCCCTATTGATTAGTTCTCTTTCTCCTAGGTCTCCTGTAACAGCATTAGAAACACTTGGTGATAGACGAATCAGGAATATAGCACTCTTACTAGTAGAAATAGCAATTTCCTTTTCCTGCCATGAGAAGAGATAACCACGGTCATCATCAAATCCACCATCAGTTAGGAATGCAGAACCCCAGTGGTTAATCTGTGGTGTAGCAGTAGTTGATAGTAGAACAACACCAGTACCACTAGTGTGGTTTGTAGCAACACCTGCTGTATATGTTCTTTGGGAACCACCAGCAAAGTTACTATAAGTTGCTGCCCTAGTTAATCCACTTAATGTATTAAGACTCTTATTAGTATATCTAACAATCTCATTCTCAATGATTAGAGTACCACTATCTGGGAATAATCTTCCATCCTCTACTGTTAATGTATCTTGGGAAGACGTTATAGCATCAGCGATCCTATCCCTAGCACCCTCATTAATAACCTCATACCTAACAGGTAGGTTACCAGAACGCATAAACGCTTCGTTATTTCTGTTGTTGTTCTTAAGTCTGTGTAGGAAAATAAAGTCTCCAGAAGGACCACGGAACATCCAATCGATGAATCCTGCTCCATACCATGAGTATTGGAATCCCATCATCTGCATCTTCGTGATGTCAGTAACGTATCCAGACTTACCTGTACCATCTGCTTTGTCAATATTCCATTCGTTCTGTGGAATCAAAATCTCTTTTGTTAAAGCAGATTTAACATTTGTTACTGTATTGATTCCCCTAAAGTCTGGGTTCATATACAGTCTTGTATTATTGTCAATCTTTGTGACAAGATGAGACATACCACGAATAACAAGACGGTCACCAACTTTTAACTGTTCCGTAAATTTGGTATTAACACCAGTCAGTTCATTACTATCTGGAGTTGCTGTTACAGTACCAGCAATCTGATATGTGGAAGATCTTAATCCAACAGATATCTGACTTCCATCATACTGAATGAATATACCATTCTGATCATCAAAAGCACCAGCACGAACTGTAGCACCTTTCCACTTATAAAGTGAAACTATTGGTTGATCACCAAATTTAGCACTAGTAGTAGCAAGAACTTGTGTAGCAATAACAGTAAATGTAATCTCATCAACAATTGATGCTACAACATAATGACCGTTATAACCAGTAGATGTTATACCACGAAGGTTTACTTCTGCTCCAACTTGTAGACCATGATTTAAATCATCTGTAACACAAGTGATAATACTTCCAACTGCTGTACCGTTAGAAACAGCAGAACGCAAGTCATAGTTTGGAGCAAACAAAGCACCAGTGGTATATGTAATACCTTTACCTGATTGGTATCTAATATACTTTTTAGACTGCCTAACTGCTTGAGCACCATGAGAAGGTGATCCAGTTCCTAGTTGTACACCACCATCAAATGGTCTGTGTGTATAGAAAGAGTCTGTTCTAGGATATATCTTACCTGCTAATCCACTTTCTGCTACATTACCAGTTGCTCTTGCTGTATAAACAAGAGAAAGCATTGAAGGAACTTCATTAACATAGAATGGTCCAGATGCTAAACTATGTCCTGAACCACTAGAAGTAATAGAAGAAAGAATAGTATCTCCTGGAACCAATCCGTGGTTAGTTGCAAATTCTACCAGTATCTTCGCAATAGCAGAATAAGTAATACTAGATCCAGGTCCAATAACACCTTGTGTAGCAGCACTCACCGAGACTGCTGGATAGAATGCAATTGTATCTCCTGCAAGAGGACTACCTGTAGCAGTGATAGATGTTATACCACCACTATCATCAACTGCATTAACAGTAATAGTCATATCATTAGCTGGTGCAGTACCACCTAATAGTTCACCAGTGATCTTGAATTGATAACCGAGTTTATAACCACTACCTGCGACAGCAACAGTTGGTTGATAAAGACCACCAATAATTGCTGGTAAGAATTGAGCACCAAAAGCAGTTGGGTTTACTGGCATCTTGACAAACGTTTTACTACCAGTAACAGCAGTACCTGCTGTATTAATAGCAGTAATAGCACCATTAGCATCAACTGAATTGATGGTAAGAGTTATATCATTAGTACTATAATCTCCACCAACTCTATTACCACGAATAGTAATTGTATCGCCATTAGCGTATCCAGTACCAGGGTTAGTTATTGTGACACTATATGCTGGAGTAGTTGTTGTAGTGTTATTTGCTGTAATCGTACTTACTGTGATTGTCTGATCATCAGCAGGATTTGCTCCAGCATCTTCAGATTGAACTGACGTTGTAAATCCTACACCAGGTGTCGTAGCAAACAGATCAATAGAATATAATGCAGAAGCACCCTCACCAATTGTATTACCTGCTGTAGCAAAACACGATCCAACAGTAGTATTGATTGCAGCAATAAGACCATTTCTTACTTCTAACCTGTCATCCGATGCCAATGCAGTATAACTATGAGTTGTTGTACCATCAATGGTTACATTGAAAATATCATCAACTTCAATAATACCACCAATTTCAATCCTATCAACCTGTGTAGTAACCTCACCATCACCTGTTCTTATAACAGTGAAAGCAGAGTTAATACCACTACCAGATGTTAAATCTTGTTCTAAAGACAAATAACTTTGTGTTGAAGCAATACCAACACCATAATAACTAAACGCTGTGATATCTCCATTGCCTCCTACACTAGTAATATAAAGATCAAGATCATTAAATGGTGATGTACCACCAAGACTGTTACCATAAACAACTATCTTCTCACCGACACTATATCCAGTACCAGCATTCGCATTAATATTAGATTGGTTGCCATTTGCAGTAAAGGTATCAACACCACCATTTCCTGTTATAGCAGTAACAACAACAAGAATATCATGTGTTCCATCTGATCCACCTACAGCAGATCCTTTAATGATGAATTGGTCAGTAACACTATAAGAACTACCAGCAGCAGCAACAGTTACAGTATAACCACTACCAGACGAATCTCTCTCGACATTCCACATGGCACCAGTACCAAGAACTCCAGTACCAGGAGTATATTGAACATCAGTTGATACATCACTCAATGAAGAATAGTTATGTATTGTGTTGAGTGCTACATTAGTATAAGAACCTTTAGATCTTATAAAATCAAATGCTGCTGATGTACCAAGACCAAAGTTCTGTGGTGAACCAGGTACTTGGGAAGAAACAAAACTATTACCTGTTTTAGAAACAGTATATGGAGAAGACAATGTAACAATATTACCTTCTATATTTGTAACAAATATAGTATCACCAGAACCATTATTCAAAGCAGATCCAATCTCAATAGTATTAGTATCGTTGAATGTAATAGTTGATGAAGGTGCAGTAAATGAATTCGTAATTGCAAGAATAGCATTTGTATTAACAACACCAGTTACCTGTGTACCAGAAGCAATATTAACTCCTCCTAAAGGAGCACCAATAGGTGGCAATGTTGAACTAGTTGTTACACCTAAAGTAACAGATCCTCCTGGTGTAGAACCTTCTGTAGCAAAGTTTCCATTAGCACCCTGTGTTTGTACAGTGAACGTTGGACTTGTTCCAATCTCTGCACCAGTATAGAATCCTGCTTCTTTTAGAATTGTAAAACTGGATTTAACGCTAGTGGCAGCTGAAGTACCTACTTTTGCTTTTGAGTAAAACTTGAATTGTGTTGCCGAAGGAACAGAGTCAATAATAAATGAACCTTCAGCAGAAGAGAATCCGATAACAGAATCAGACAAACCCTTAAGACTAATAGGATCTCCTACAGCCATCTGGTGGTCGAGTTGAGTATCTACTGTAATTAAAGAAGGACCTAATCCACCACTACCTTGTGAAGCATCTGTGGTGATAGTAGAAACAGCAATATCAGAACCAGGAATCTCGTAGATAGAAGGATAATTTCTTAATAGGTCAATACTTTGCCACTTCGTTGGTTGAATACCATACTCAAAGTCAGCATCAAGCATGGATTGAGGATGAGCGAATCGCATACGCTCAATAGCATCAGTACCAAATGCATATGGTCTAAATGTTTGTTCTTCTACTTCAACGAATATTTGAATAGAATCCGATGATACATACGCTGTAGTATCAAATAAGAATGTAATAGTTGTTACACCATTTGATAAAGTATTAGCATATGGGAAATCTGGATCAGATCCATCAGTAGTCTCTGTAAACAATACTGCAACAGGGAGTGATGGGTCGCTAAAATTATATAAAAATTGATTCTTGGTCGTGTTAGTAATCAACAAGAGTTGATCACTCTCGACTTTACCAAGAACTTTTAGTGTTCCTGCACCAGAGACTCCTGGAGAGAATACATAATCTCTTATCTGTTTCTTTGCCATAATACTTGTTTATCCTAGTGCGATTGAAAAGGCAGCAATTCTATTATCGACATAGCGGCGTGTGGCTGCATCGGTCAATTCTGTAGGCTCTGCGAGATTTGTTACCCTATTATTTAGAAGGTCAAGATCTGCGCTAAATCCTGATTCCAGGGTTAAAGCACCTGCTATAGTAGTATTCCCTGTAGTAGCATCAACGGTAAATTTTGATGCTCCAACTTGTAATGATCCAGCAGTAGAAAGTCCAGAAGCAGCACTTACAGAACCACTAGTAGACAATGTACCTGTTTCATTTGAGAAACTATATTTTTGTACATCAGAAGAATCTACTCCTTTCACAATTCCTTTGATATCTACATTACCAGTTATATCAGCTCCAGCAGAACCAACAATTTTACCACCAAGATTTGAAACACCAACAACACTTATATCTCCACCAAGATTTGCATCACCTCCCAATACAAGATTTCCAGCAAGAGATAAGTCAGTACTAATAACAGTATAGTTAAACTTTGCATAAGCAGCAAAAGAAATTTCAGGATTGTTAGACCTAACGACAAGAGATTGATCACCTCTCATCTTAATTTCAGTCCTCTGATATGTATCTCTAGGAACTAAATCTTTATTATACTCAATATATTCTGATGATGCTAAAGTAGATCCTGCATTTTCCGAACTAACACCTAACCTAAATCTACTGTTCGATGGACCTTGATTAGTAACGAAAACACTTAAGATAGCTGCCTCACCAGTTGGAACAGTATACAATACTGTATTCTCATTAACTGTTGTTGTCTTTAATGAATTAACAAATCCTGAAGGAGTAGGATCTGGAACCATCTGACCCTGAATAATAAAACTTGTGTTATCAGAATCAGAATATACTACTAAACTTTGATTGTTAGCATAATATATGGTGTCACTTTCAAAACTTTCACCTTCATTAACAATCCAATCGTACACAATATATGCAGATGGATCAAAAGATGATATATCGCCAGTAGAAACTCCTACCCTTATCCTAGTAGGATATGGATTTTGGTGAGTAACGTAAAGTTTTCCTTCAACTAAATTGTTTGCATCCGCAACATGAAGGACTTCTTTCGTGTCTTTCACTGGGGTTAGCGAAGCTAAATAACCAAAGTTGGGTTGTGGCATGTCTTTCCCTGCTTGCGATATTTATAATTTTATGTTATTGTTATTTATAATTGGGATCTTAATATGAAAATGATCACAGGGTGTAA